AATCTTCTTATTGCCTCCTCCCTGAACGATCATGACCCAATCTAGAATTGGGTCAACGATATCCGTTGCGGTTGGAAGTTGAGATACTTTTATAGTTGTCATATTATGTTACAGTACAATTTGCAGAGATCACATACCACTTATCAACGTACAAAAGTAACGCAGTTTGGCCTGTTGTAAATGCCAGAGAGGTGAAATTTGCTAAGGTCGGGCTGATAGAACTTACGCCGTCTGCCGTGATAAACTTTAGTTGCCAGGCAACTCCGGTACTTAGAATAAGACTTCCGGTAACGTGAGACATGAACGATGAAAGGTCGACTGTGGCAACATCATGAGTCACCGTGGCACCACCTAAGACAACTTTGCCACCAAGAGCAATTTGAGATAAAATCGTGCCAATGTTAATCTTTACCGTTTGCCCAGATATAACCGCCGGCAAAACATCCGTCGCGGAGAAGGATGTTGCCAGTGCTAGTTCTGATATCTTTGCGTCAGACATTTATTAGTTTGCTGCGTAAGTTGACGTGTCAGGAGCAACGAAGGTAACTGGATCGGCGATAAGTGTCTGACCGTCAGCGATTGTATCGTATACCGAACCAACGATTGTCATATCTACGGTAATCTGACCTGCGGTAGCAACATCACCAGCAACAACTGTATATTTGAAAACAGATGAAGTGGAGGTAGATGAACCAGACGTGTAATATGCTTTACGCACGGTACCGTTGATAGTCACGTTGATATACGCACCTGTTGCCACTGAAACTGTATCTGCTCCGGAACTTACTGAGATTGACAGAATATCACCGGTAACCATATGAGCAAGTGCTGACACGGATGATGTTGCTGTAAATGAAGGCAGTGCATTCGCATCTGACCACTTAGCAAGGAAATTACGGATTGCAACTAGAACATATGAACGAACACGAACACCAGCATTTGTCCACTGGGTATGTTCGATGCCGCGAGTGGTAGCAGATAGGTCATATCCTTTAGTTGCAACAGTTCCTGTGCCGGTGCCTGTGTTTGTAACAGTCTCGCCTTCAACAAAGAACCCGGTCAGTGCATTGACGCGAAGAATTTTGTTTGTCGAATCGATCTTGATGATCTTTCCAGTAGCAGCAGACGTTCCGCCAGTAACAACATCACCGACTGCAAAGTTGACTATTGTGTTTAGCGTAATGTTGCCAACCGTGTTATCTGGCAAGGGTTTGAAAATGATTTCTGGCATGTTGTAAAACTCCTATATGTGTATGATTGTATTTATGATTATTTGGAAAGCAGTTTTGCCCAGCGAAGACCCCCAGTGTCTTCACCTAGTTCCTTATCGAATTTTTTCTCAAGGTCTTTTTGCAACTTTTTGTCAGCCTTCTTATCTGAAGCATCTGATTCCATATCGTGACCGTCTTTACCTTTGCGATCAAGTTTCTTGTCTTGTTTTGACTTTTCAACGTCATCAAGAGAGACTTGAACAGACTCATTCTTGGTAGTCTTTCTCTTGATATAACGATTCAGCGGAGAGTCATCCAATTCCTTTTGAGTTCGGTAAGGAACTCCATCTTTGTCTTTCTTCTTTGTCAATTTGTCGTTGATCTTCGCACCGATAGCCATACCAATAGGAACTGCTGCCATAGCTAACAAACTTTCATCCATGACAAGTCTGGCGACTTCAAAGGTATCTTCCTTGACGACCTTTTTCTTCTTATTTACAGGAGGATCTTCGTCTTCTGTGTCCTCTTCCGAATCATCTTGATCTTCATCATCACCTTCACCGTCATCATCAGGATCTGTTTCACCGCCTGCTACAGCATCAAAACCTGGGTCTTCATCATCTCCGCCGTCTTTACCAACATACTCGCCATCTTCATCATAACCAAGTTCTTTCATTTTGTGTTGCATACGTTGATCTAGAGAATAGATCGATTCACCGTCATCACCGACAGTGGTATCTTGTTTCGACTCGTCCTCAATGTCATCCTCAGGGCGTTCACCTACTTGAGCTTCATTAGCATCTTTTTCGTCTTCTCCATCAACCACTGGAGAATCATCGTCATCTTCGTCTTCCTGATCTTCCTCATCTTCATCGCCTTCTTTGTCTGCGTCATCGGTCGAATCTTTCTTAACAAAAGGATTCTTCTTTTTCTTATCGCCTTTTGATGGGAACCCCTTTTTCTTATCAACAGAATCTTTACCGGAGTTATCGAATGCTTCTTGAATCTGCGCTGTTAGGTCTTTGAATTTGATCATTTTTGTAGTTCCTTGATACGATCATGATTGAACTGTATACCCATTTCTTTAGCATAATCAAAAAGACGGGATGCTATCTTATGGTAGGTTGAATGTTTGTTGGTCTTAGGGGTGGAGATCACTTGCTTCAATGCTGCATCAATCGTATCCTGTGGGCGATCTTTCATTTCGACGTTAAACGTATTTGCGATTACCTTTGCCGCATGTTCCTTGTCGCCACGACTAAATTTTAGTTCTTCCGTCAACTCTAGATACAAAATACTTTCCATCAAATCCTTGCGATACGAATGTCCGGAGATAGAATTGAACTTGTTCAGTAATCGTTCTGTCTGTTCAAACAGTCCCTGAACTCGATTGTAGTTGTCGAGAGAAATATTTTTCATTTCTCCAAGTAGTTCGTCGGTCGATCTGACAAGATTCAACATTGCGAACTTGTCCTCATTACGGTGCTTCTTGATCATGGGCATAAACGAATTATAATGTTCTTCGGTGAAGTTTTTCGTTTTGTAGCCTAGGAATGCGATCTGGTTACTAGAACTTCTCTTTCGTCTAATCTCGTTGAAGTCATCCGCGAGAGAATTTGCTTCGACTAGACTTGTTATCCACTTCTTACTAGTTTTGCCGCCGGCATCAACGACAGACACATAATTAGTGCCTAGATTGACAATTTCATGAATTGTTTCTGTGTCACGATCAACGACGATATCACCAACACGGAACAGTTCTCCATTGAGATAACGTTCTCTTGTTGTGTCTTCCATGATTGGAGTAACATCCTTCTTGGACGAGATAAAATCTGCGTAAGTTTTCATAAACCCATCAATATATGTACGATGTATTATTTATCGTCTTTAAATGATCACTTGAGTCTGTCTCTTATTTTACTCATGATAGATTCTGCGTGTGCATGTAGCGATGAATGCAGACCCTTCTTGAACTCACTTACGTTTCCAGTCTTGGCGTGTTCCCGCATTTTGCTTGCACTCATGCCTTCAGTGCCTTCTGCATCGGGATCACGATCTCCAGCACTCGTCACTTTAATAGATTTGAACTTATATCCATCACCTTTATCATTGAACTTGCCGTTGTACTTGTTCAATGAGTCTGTAAATTCCTTTACCCTATCAGAGCCAACAACGACATGCAGATGATCATGCCCTTGTTTGTGTAGATCAGCGGCATGATGAAATATTGAGGGCATCTCTTTCGTTGCAGACTGAAAAACGTGCTTGTGGTCTGGATACATCTTATGCAGCAGACCAACTTTTTCCTCTCCTGTGAGAGGATTCTTTTTGCTATCCGTACTATGCGAAACAACAACTCTATGAGTGTCTCCTTTTTGAGATAACACAGAGTCGATAAGTTTGGCGTGACCAACTGTGGGAGGATTCATTCGACCATAAGTTAATACTGCCGTTTTTCCAGTAGATTCTAGCAGACTTCTAACAAACTCTTTGAAGGTTTTCATCTGTTTTTGCTCATTTCGAAATTTGCTCGACTGAAATTTGCTCTATCTACTAACTTGAGCGGACCATGATGGCCGATCATAACATATCCCTCCGGCTTTGCTTCATCGCCATTGTCGTATGAATGATGAAACGTTTGACCATGATCTAGTTTGTCTATGATATGATGTTTCACGTCATTGATATGACCTTGTAGCTTGAATGCATTCTCGAAATGTTGTCGATTGTTTTCAACATGACTTAGAAGATCGTTACGTTTTGCTGTCTTTGTTGCCTTAGACTTTTCAGTTTTTACGGAATCGATTTCTTTCTGATGCTTGTCGAAGATATGCTTCTTCAAACCATCTACATTGTAATTTTGATTGCCCTTGCGAACTTCTGAATTAATGTATGTCTTTACATGAGGAAAGATGGACGAATGAGTGACAGCATTCCAGCCTTCTTTAGTAATCGACTTTGTAGTGCTACCCATATCAGAAACTTTTTTCTTGATCATGTCTTTATCGAACTTCATCTTATCCTTGTTTACCGCAACTGGCATAACGTAAACATCTTTGTGATGCTTGTATTCTATGTTAGGATCAAGCACTGCTTTGTCACCCTCGTATCGCGTATGAAGGGCAACACCAATCTTGGAATCTCCAACAGCTTTACCCTCTGGGGTATCTTTTCCAATCGAGTACCGTATTGTGTTTGGCTTGAACGAATACTTGTTTCCTTCGTCCTTCTTATCTTCATGATCGTATAAGAAGTCGCCCTGAACCACGCCGTTGACACCGAGCTTATGCCCGTGCTTCAATAGTTGTTTTAGTTTTGATGCAAGACCTGGTGCGTGGCCATGATTTCGATCAATATCATCTTCGGTATAATTAATCTTCGGGTCTTTGTTGAAGGCGGATTTCGAGGCAACGAAAAATTTACCCGTTTGAGGATGTTTACCCATAACGAAACTTGGAGATCCGTCGATCTTCTGGCTTATCGTGGTTCTGTTGTCATCGTGTTGTAGTGCCTTGAATTGATCCATTGCATTGGTGACACCATGAACACCATGAGTAAAGACTTCATCCTCAGTGTGTTCAAGGTGTTTTAGTTCATCATTATGCAGAGTGCGCATTTCAGGCACTTTATGAATGGGTACAAGTTTACCCATCTTGGAAACATGAGTTACCTTGCCGTCTTTGGTTCCATATCGCCCGAAACCATGATATTGTAGACCAGCCCGCGAGGCTTGATCAAAAGCAATAGATTCGATTAGTTGTTTGAAGTTTATCATTGTTTATTTATCACTAGGCATCGGCGTTGATTTTCTACAGCCAGAAGGAGATATAGTTAGTCTAGCCCCCGAAATACCAAACTGACTTCTGTCACCTTTATATGTTATCATAAAAACTGGTTCGTAACCACCAGAAGGAACTTCTCCATTCCAATGTTCGTGGGCAGAAGCTACTATTTTATAGTAACTTCCGAATTTGACAACTGACAAACTGCCCTGATAACACACGTTCACATTTTGTCTACCAAATGCCGATCCATAATCAACCCCATATATTGCCATACATTTTAGAACTTTGTTTTTTATTTTTTTTGACATTGTTGTTGCATTGGGAATTTTATCTCCAAAAATAGACTGGCATTCTAGAATAAATTGTTGGGTCTCTTTATGATGATTTACTTTTTCTTCTTTTTCAGAAATTCCTCCCCATTGTTGAAAATCCTTTTCTGTTCTACCATCTTTATGTGATATCCACACAACTTCTTTATTATTCTTATCTAGTAAATGAAAGTCGGACTTTGGAGTTCCTGGCGTAGATTCAGCATCACTTACATTGAAAATTTTACCATTCATATGTATTGGAATTTCATTCAGCCCAGTTTGTTTTTTTATAGATATTATATGACTTCTCAACTGTTCTAATGCTGCATCTTCTTTTGCTGTTGTATTACCAGCGGAACCGAATTCCTTTGTTTTTTGAATATCTGTAAGTTTTATCTTTTTACCATCTATAGTTGTAAATACTATAGATGAACCAACTTGCAAAAAAGATGATCTTATATTAGGAACTGAGATTGATTTTATTGCATCAACATAAATTTTATGTTTTTTTGTGTCTTTATGACCTACCGTAGTCTCTGCGCCTGTTGTGAGAATAAAAGGAATCTTACCCTCAATTTTAATGAGAATGAGATTCCAGTTATCTCGTTTTGATAAATCTGCTACAGATAACCCTGCCATGATTAAACCCTCGTAAATGATTCTTTATTTATCTAAAGACCACTTTTCAAGAGGGGTATTTAGTCATCATACCAAGTATTGTCGATCTTCAATCCTCGTAAATAGCAGTTTGATCGATCAGAAACGACAAATCGAACACTCGGTATGTTATGGATTAGAATATCCTGTTAGGTTGCCCTAACACATTGAATGCCCATATCAGTCAGAATTCTAAGCATTTCCTGCGAAAGATATTTGCATCTTTGGCGACTTACGCATTTTAAAACATACAATGCACGACTTGACACCGACATGGAACCAACAATGTCATACAATACCGTTGCGGTATAGCCAGAATCTCGCCGGAATCTAAATTCCTGATCCCCGGCGTACAGAAGTTCCGTATTCTTGTGTAGTTGATCAATGTCTATTTTTTTAAATATCATGTTTAGTCAAAGTTAAATTCATATTTTTCGGCTTTCATAGCACCACCGAACTTGGAGTTATCAAATGCAGGTCTATCGTCAACAACGTCATCCTGGGTAGATTCTTCAACATCATATAGCATGAATTTCTTGATATCGACTCCGACAACAAACTTGCGATGGTAGTTAATATCTCCGTATCGGGACTTCAACTGAATACATAGCAATTGACCCAACTCGTCCAATTCTTCTGTACGTACCATTGCAAAAAGGAAATCGAGTGTCATTGGAAGACCGAAAGATTCTGACGTATCGGTAATGCTAACATCCGAATTGTTAGCACCACCACGATTCGTCTGAGTTGCAGTCCAAACAGGAACATCAAATTCAACCGCCAGTGCGCGTAGTTCCTCGGCGATGCTCTTGACAATTGTATAGGAATTTGCGTTTTGATTCTTGACACGTTGACTAGCACAAATGTTTAGGTAATCGATCATGATTACGTCTGGTAGAAAATTCTTCTTTGTTTTCAGTTCATCGAGTAATGCCCGGAAATGCCCCGCATGAGCATTCCCTGTTGGGTATTCCTTGATAATCAGTTTTCCATGGGTCTTGGATTGTAGTTCTTCAACCTTCGTAGTGAACGTCTTTTTACCAATCTTGAACAATTCGTCAATATCAATGTTCAACAGGTTGCAGTCAATACGTTCGGCGATTCGTTCCTCACTCATTTCCATCGTGATATAAAGTACGTTTTTGCCCTGTTTAAGTGATGCAGCAGCAAGGTGGCAAAGAAACAAAGATTTTCCTACGCCAGTTGATGCAAGAATGCCATTAAGCGTTTTTCGAGGTATACCACCTTTCGATATCTTGTTGAACATCGATAAATCAAACGGAAGGCGATCTTCCTTCATATGATAGTAATCATACCGCTTTTCGGCGTCATCGTAGAAATCATGCCCAACGGACTTATCAAACGATACTGAGATTGCTTCTGCTAGAAGGGAAGGCAACGCATCTTCTGTATACTGTTTGTCCTTACCATCAAGAATCGTAATCGACCGCATAATGGCATTATGAATCGCCTTCTCTTTACAGAATTTTTCAGTGCGTTCAATTAACCATTGTTGCTTGTCAGTAGAGACATGATCAAGCCCAGATATGATTTCTAGAATCTGATCATGCTCGTCTTTGTTGCATTGAACCTTGTCAGCATCAATGGTTAGCGTGGTTATGTTAGGAAGTTCGTTATACTGTACGAAATGCCCGTTGATCAGTTTGAATACTTCACGGTCCCTGCGATCATGAAAATAATCTTCTTGTAAGAACGGTAAGACTCGTCTTGCATATAATTCATCGTTTACAGTGTTTGAAAGAATTACTTCTTCAATTCGCTTCATCTATGCCGCCTTTCAGTAGGTACTCGGATTCTTTCACGGCTGTCTCCATAAGAGCAACCAATATGTCTCCGGTCACTTCCTGAAATGCAGCTCTATCAGTAACCATTTTATCATTCATAACGTCACAGTCAAATTTGATCGTGTATGTACCATCCTCGTTAGGAGCATCTGCAAACTTGATTTCTCCGTAGACAATCTTGAAGTCTTTGAATTGACCTTCGGTAATTTCGATAACGTTGAAGTCATGGTGTTTCTCATCTAAAACTCTAAACATAATATCCTTAATCAAGAAGTCTTGTTGATGGACAGTCAATCCGTGCACATGCGAAACCCGTTATTCCGGAAATGACACGATTACATGCCGGGCACTTCTGGCCAATTTCCATGAGAGAAATTCTACCGTCATCCTTGGGCGGAGACCATTCAGGGATGCTCTCCGTATTGGGCGTTCCAAAACATGCCGCACACGTTACATTAGTTGGTGCATTCGGTGCACCACATCTTGGGCATGCCCATCCTACGTTGTAACTCATTTATGCTTCTCCATCATGGTCTACGTGCTCTGCATGTTCTTGAATCAATGCGGCAGTACCTAGTTGAAACTTTTGCTGAACAGCCGTCTGGAAAGTCTTGTCGGTCAAGACTGGAATCCAAAACTCTTTACAATTTGTGTCTGCCAGTCGATAGTTCTTTTCGTCGCCCTGGCGTTGATACCATCCGTTCTTGGGTTTCGTGCAATGCCCAGTTTCGAGAGCAATATCCATTAGACCAGACCACCTATTGATACCACCATCAAATGTGACTGTAAACGGACACTTCATCTTTTCCTTAACGTATCTAGACTTCTCAATATTGATCGTAAAGTTATAGCCAACGACTTCCGTACCTTCTTTTTCTTGTGATCGCCCAATGATCCAAATGGCATTCGCTGAGTAGTAAATTCCAGTATTGTGACAGACAACACCATTTTCTAGAATATAATGGTGGTTATCAGCTACAGTAATATCATACACTTTCTGTTTGCCGACTTTCGTTACTCTTTTTACGATTAATCCACCACAATTTTCTTGCTTCGGACATTTTTCGTCTTTGTTCATCTGTTTTTGGTTTACCACGGTGTGAATCTCCTATTTTCTTTCCGCATAATGATTTGGTTTCAGCGGAATGTGTTTTTCCATAAAACCCATTTTCTATACCGCTTCTTCCTCTTTTCTTTCGTTCATCCTCTGATAGGATTGTTCCTTTAGAAACACCAGCATATTCCCCAGATAACACTTTAGGATGATCTCGTTTTAATCTAACACATTTATCCGTTACAACATGCTTATATGTGGCATAACTGGGATCAGCGAATGATGAAAATGTTGCTATAGATTTATTAAAAAATTCTACACTAGCAACTACATCGTAGTTTATCTGAATATCTCTCTCAGCTATCAACGCATCAGAATATGATTCAAATGTACCTAAAACTTTAACTTCATATGGAATTAATGATTCTACTAACTGTTTGAATACTTTATCAGCCGATGAACCACAATATTCTTTTCCTCTTGAATTTAAAATTTTATTGTTAACTACACTACAGTTAGATTTACTGCCGATATATTTGTTTGGTAGCGTATCTATATTAAATTGTATTAGATAGACTATGTTCATTAATAAATACCTGTTCGTTATTATTGATACAGGTATTTATTACTTTTGACACTTCACTTCCAACTGTTAGTTGATCTGCAGTTATCCACCCAGATTTAGTTAAAAATGGATGGGTTTCAGAAACAGTACAGACATAACCATCTTCAAATTCTATTTCATAACACTCAGGTTCGCCGTCTTCAAGAGTATCTGGATTCCAGGTGTGAGTAACCATCTTTTCGCCTTCAAGAGTTGATACAATATCACCTCTTGCAATATCTTGAATAGCTTTTAGACCTTGTAGTGTGTGGATTTTTGTGTCAGCAACCATACAACCCCCACTTACAACAGTCTTAGAATACATTTCTTGTGTTTGATATGTATGATTTACCACAATACATGGAATATCACGGGTCGTCAGATGTGGAGTCACGATACGGAACAATGACTTCATGGCTTTTGCACGTGTCATGTCAGCAGCAGAATTTTCATTCTTCGCGTCTTCTACTTCCTTCTTGGATGCAAGATTTCCGACGGAATCAATGAAGATGATAACGTGGTCGTTGCGCTTGATTTCTTCCAGCCGTTGAGCCAAGTCAAACTTCAGTTGTTCGATATGTTCAACGGGGATATGCAAAACACGATCTGCGTCAATACCTTGTGCTTTGATATACTCGGGCGTAATACCAAATTCAGAGTCATAAAATAAACAGATTGCATCTTCATACTTTTTCATATAAGCTTTAACCATAATCAAAGACATGAGAGACTTGAAGTGTTTTGATGGACCGGCGATTACCGTTAGACCAGGAACTAGACCTCCATCTAGTTTTCCCGCAAGGGCAATGTTCATGATGGGTATTTCGGTTGGGATCATGTCCTTGTCATTGAATAGGACAGACGTTGATAGTGTTCCTGCTGCGATATTTCCCGCTTTCGTCATGCGTTCTAGTAAGTTCATTATTTTCCTTTAGGTTGATTGATTAAGCATGGTCCTTTCCATGCATACATTACATAGTAAAGCAAAAGACCTCAAGACGCAAATTTATCTTGAGGTCTTTTTGACTAATACGACTTAGTTTGTGACTGTACCCGTAGTGCCTGCGCCGCCAGTGCCACCGTTACCGCCAGATGCGCCGGATGCACCGTTACCGCCAGTTGTCGTGCCTGATCCGCCGGTTCCTCCTGTACCACCAACTCCACCCAGGCCACCTTGACCACCAGTGTTCGTCACAGTTGGATTGTAAGCGCCAGACCCTAGCGTTCCAGAGCCACCAAGACTTGAGTAGTCGCCTGCACCCATGGTGCCAGTTCCAGACAAAGTGCTTTCAGTGAACGAACCCGAACCAATAACGCCGTGACCACCAATCGTCATGTTAGCTGCGGGGGCTTGTACATATTGATAGCCCTGCCCAGCCGCACCACCAACTGAATTCGTTAGGTTGGTAAGTGCTTTGCCGCCGACCCATAAACTTGCCACGCCTGTCCATGGCGCCACAACTTCACCCGCTGCTCTGATGCCTTCAACAAACTGGTTCTTTGGTGCAACGTATGGTTGCACAGCCGCTAGGTTTTCATTCCCTCCGTTCGCTGGCGCATAAACTGAAATCTCTGATACACCACTCATGGAAATCGATTGTCCAGCAATACCCTTCAACTGAAAGATTGGGCGTCCAGACGCTTCCAGTTTTGCCTTATTTTGATCACTGACTGTCTTAACGTAGACAGAATAATTTGCATCAATTACCTTGGAAGGCGCTCCACTACATGCTGATAAAATAACTGCTGCTGCGATACTTGTTAGAACTAACTTCATTACGTACTCCTTTTATCAAAAATAAAATATCCTTGTCCTTCGCGGAATTGGTTGAATAAGTTAGATAAAAAAATCTTCTAAACTTGGTCGTTTTTCTGGATTCCAACCTATCGCAGTTGTGATGCCAAGTAGGGGAGCAATAAAAACTTTCTCCCACTGTTTTTCATAATCAATGTACTTATGTAAACCCATATCTGGAGGCAACGTTCCGAATGATGGGAATGAAATTACGTTTTCACGACAAGGATTTGGAACCTTGAGATAAATGAACTTGATCTTATCTCCGTCCTTGATAGGTACAACGTCTTTATTATTTCGATTCATATGATTATAAATCAGACTGCCTCTCACATGAATCGGTGTTCCTGACTTGAAAATAGCCTTGTTATCTGTGTATTTAGTCAAGTCGTTGCACCCACGAGGAAATGCAATTTCCTCAGGAGTCATCTTCAAAAACTTCTTCTTGAGATCATCAACAAACTCATATAGTGCTTCTTGATCACTCTCAAAAATCAACGTAAGAGCATCTTTCAAATATTTACGTATCAAGACTGGGGTTGATGATTTGATCAAATCCATACCCATGATCTTCAACTTGTATGGAGTATAATCGACGCCTTCCGAATTATGCACGATCATGGCATATCTTTTCTTGGCGGTCCAGATCGCTTTAGACGCGATGGCCTCGCGCTTCATCGCCATCGTTTTCTTATAGCAATTGCCGATATTATAGATATGATCAATCGAGGCATTGAGTACCTTCTGGAATCGGTCTTCTCCTACTTTATCAAGCAACTTTACAGTTTTATCAAGACTCTCATTAGGAAAGAATTGCTTGACAAGACCATCAACATTCAGATAAATCGAATCGGTATCACCTGCAATAACATAATCAACGTTATCAGTTTTCATGATTTTATTCATATACTGATTCATAACAAGTTCGATATGTTGATCAGAAGCCTGCCCGGTTAGAGTTACTGCTTCTCCAACGCGAAGGTCAAAATATCTAAAAACATGATTCGTCATAACTCCATAAAGTGAGTTGTTCAGCGTCTTATATGCGTTTTGTTTACCACTCAAACCAGCAATTTGGATTAAAAGATTTTTGTCTTTAGTCTTGTCATATTCCTGTTCAAGTGCTAGCATTTGCTTCTTGACGACTTTTCGACTATCCGTTATAACCTTTGAAACTTCTGGAACGATTCCTAACTTTTCTTTTGAAAATATTGCTCCGTTGGCCGCGATAGTAAAATCACCATCGGGACGTTCAAAATTACTATTCATGAATCGTTCGACATTTACATTAGGAATTACTCCCATTATTGTTTCGGGGCTAATATTCCATTGTTGCATGATACTAGGATATAGTCCCGTGAAGTCAAACGACATGGTCCAACCATAATAGCCTGGGATTGGCTCTTTTACCCACGCTCCTTCGAAATCACCTTTTGCTCGACCAGTATGATTTGGAATTACAATATCTTTTGCTTTTAGGTAATTATAAATGAAGATATCCCACGTCTTCACCATGCCGAAACCATCAGCAATATTCGCCTTTGCGGTGTAACCCAGAGTGCAGATAATTTCGATAAATTTCAACTTTTCGTCAAGTCTATCAACAAGAGCAGTATCTTTAGCGTTATATCTTACAAAATCGTTCCATTGATTGGTATATTGTTCCTTGAACGACCCTTCCAATTCCATTTTGGTGTCACCAAGTTCCAATTGAGAAATGAATCCCAACGTATATGATTCTCTAGATGCTTGTACATATTTCTTGTACAGTTCCATATAATCAAGAACAACGACACCAACGATATCCCATTTAGTTACTTTTTCAGTAGAACCGAATTTACCAGGTATTTCTCGACTATTGATAATATTCCATGGAGATAACTTTTTCGTCCATGATTCATCTAATATTCGATTCAATCTACCAATCAAATATGGAATATCGAATCCCCCGATATTCCAACCAGTAATAATATCTGGTGTATTACCTTGCCAAAACTCAATGAATCCCTTGAGCATCGAGTATTCGTCCTTGAATTGACGGTATTCGAAGGCATCATCGTTGGACTTTTCGTATGGTTTGAATCCAAAAACGATATTCGTTTTCGTAAGTTTATCTTGTGCAGAAATAAGAAGAATTTGCTCTTGAGCGCTTTTTACATCAGGGAAACCTCCCAATTCGACGGAGGTTTCAATATCAATCGTCATTACTTTCATGTGATCGATATTGAATGATATGTCGCCTTTGAAATTTTCTGCGATATATTGATATTGGAATTGTTTCATTCCGAATACCTCAAAACCTTCAACGTCCTCATAACGCTTGATATATTCTTTTGCTTCGTTGATTGAACCTAGACTAACCGGTTCAACTAATTGACCATACAAAGTTTTATATTTTGTTGGTTTTTTTGTATTAATGTAAAGCGTAGGCGAAAAATCCAGTTTTTCATGAACTCTCCGACCATTTTTGTAACCTCGGTATAAAATCTTGTTACCGT